ATGGTTAAGTTTCGTGATGCAGTGATCTTTAAATGCGACAAGATTCACTTGGTTAACGAAGAGATGTGTGAACTATCTCGGTGCATTGGTGCATTGCGTTATTCAAACGAAAAGATCTCTAAGTCTGTGGAGGTGAAAATTGACCCCGTATAAACTCGACAAAGTGTCAATTGGTAAACATTACACTCTTCCTAATCAACGAATTGATTTCACTTATGATGAGGAATTAATTCAAGATTTGTTGTTAAACAATCGCAGGGGTTTCAATATGGAAGTGATTGCAACCCTGATTTACATTGTTTTGTTTTTTGCGTTAATCGTTGCATTTGTACTAAAGGACTGAAATGAGCATGTCAAAGAATTTTGTAGATTCCTACAAGGAGCACTCTCAATTTATTGAGTATTGTGGTCACTGTATGAATCCACGCGGTTATAAAAAAGAATGCTGCGAACATAAACTTTTTATTGAGTTCCATATGTTTTCAGATAAAGATCAACTAAGAATTATTGAACAAGAATATGCCAAGGCATTTGGAGAGAAACTGTGATTAAAGACTTACTTAAACTAAACGTTAATGAACATACAGAAAAGAAGGGTAACCTTACTTATCTGTCATGGGCATGGGCATGGGATCTAGCACTTAAAGCAGACGAACAAGCGACATACAAAGTCGAGATGTTCGGTGATAAGTGTTTCATGGATATCAACGGCACTGCGATGGTGTTCGTCACTGTTACCATCTTTGGTAAACCAATGACCTGCCAACTCCCCGTGATGGACTTTAGAAACAAAGCCATTACTAACCCCGATGCATTTGCGGTTAACACTGCAATCATGCGTTGTATGACCAAAGCCTTGTCACTTCATGGCCTTGGCTTATACATTTACTCAGGCGAGGATCTGCCAGAGGAGGCGGTAGCCAAGATCAAGCCTACCGATGGTGCATTAGTTACTGAAAAACAAAAATCAATGTTGCATGATGTGGCCACCTCAATCAGGGACCATTTCGAGCAGGGGGACATCATAGGTGCAGTCGAAGAAGTGATGACTGTTACCGATGTAGAAGAGAAGACGTATCTCTGGAGTCTATTGGATTCTAAAATTCGTTCAGCAATCAAAAATCAACTTAAGGAATCAAAATGACTCAGTACGACAACACCAACTCAGGCACATTGTTTAAAAACGATAAAAAACAAAAGGATACTGACCCTGCTTACAAAGGCCAAATCAACGTTGAAGGCAAAGAATACTGGATGTCTTCATGGGTAAGGACTAGTAAGCAAGGAACAAGCTTTATGAGCATTAAATTGACTCCTAAAGACCGCCAAAGCAGTGAGCCAACCCGTAAAGCTGCCGATCTTCCCGATGACGATTTACCTTTTTAAGGATTAATATGAAACCCAAATCAATGGCTGTATTGGATATGTGCATAGAAAATGGAATCGAATCTGGATGGAGGGCTTCACATAAGTATGACGAAGACCCTCCTGAAACAAGAATTAAAGAAGCCATCAGGGATGCTTTGACCTATCAATTTTATGAATGGTTTGACTTTGAAGGCAAAAATAATGACTGACGAAGAAATCATAAAGATGGCTAATCAAGCAAAGTTACCTCACGACTATGTTCGAGGTAAGCCAATGTGGTTAGATAAACTAGAAGAGTTTGCTAAGTTGGTAGCAGAAAAAGAACGTGAGGCGTGTGCTGAAATTTGTGATGGTTTTTACTTATCATGGATAGACATACAAGGTAGATATGAATTCATGGGTGAAGGAGCAAGCGAATGTGCTGGTGCAATCCGAGCAAGGGGACAAGAATGATTAATGAACTACCAACTGCATTTCCTTGGATGCATAAAGACATTACTTGTACAGGTATGACATTGCGTGACTACTTTGCGGCAAAGGCTATGCAAGCAATTATTGGCAGAGAAGACAATAGATTTACAACAACTCTTGAGTTTGTGGGTGGTAAGGCTTATCAATATGCAGATGCAATGATAAAAGAAAGGGGACAAGAATGACTGAAGAAGATGAAGAATTTGAACGTATTGCAAAGAAAAGACAATATTTAATTGATTACATCATGGAACCTCCATTGGTTTCTAAACAAAAAGAATGGGTGGGATTGACAAAAGATGATCGAGTTCTCATAAAGCATGATGCAAATTTCAATCAATTTATGACGGCAGGTGAATATGCAGATAGGGTTCAACAATTAACTGAAGCAAGATTAAAGGATTTAAACACATGACCGATGAAATTGATCCTACAAAAGCAATAGATTTTATTGCTAGAGAATCTAAAAACTATGCTCAGGCATATTCTGATGCCAATCATCTTGAGCGATTCTTAAAAACCATTAAATCCCAGTTAATGAATGAGGAATCAGGAACCTTGGGGGCTAAAGAAGCTTATGCCTACTCTCATCCTAAGTACATAGAGATGCTGGATGCCCTTAAAACGGCCGAGAATCAACGCGAGCACCTCAAATACATGTTGGATGCTGCCAAGCTAAAGATTGAGGTTTGGAAGGTTTTAGAGTACAACAGACGGGTCGAAATAAAGAACCAAATGTAATGCACTCTAAAAACAAAAAAGCCATGACTGCTCTTGAAAGAAAGCATGTTGGCAGAATCAAGGAGATGGCCTGTATTGTCTGTGAGCAATCGGGTCCATCTGAAGCGCATGAAATCGACCAAGGCGAATGGTTTACTAGCCTACCTTTGTGTGCTGATTGTCATCGGGGGTCAATTAATGGTATTCATGGCCAAAAGAGAATGTGGAATATTCATAAACTTGATGAACTAAAAGCGTTAAACTTAACACTTCAAAAAATATTTGAGGAGCGATAAAATGGATCCAGTAGGCGAATTCCTGTTAACTATGCTGCATGGCGTGACCAACGCTCATTTACTACACTGGCAAGAAAAGAATGGGTTCAAGCACCGCGTATTGGGCAAGTTCTATGAAATACTATCTGACCAGGTTGACGAACTAGCAGAAGCAATCATGGGTGGTTATGACATGGTTCCTAAGTTCCCTCAAACCTATTTCCACCCAGCAAGCACTGGCGAAGAAGAAGTGATGGCTTTGAAACAATATGTTGAAGAAAACAGAAATAAGCTTCCACAAGACTCTGCAATACAAACTTTGGTTGACGGAATTCAAACCCAAATTGACCGCACTTTATATTTAATCAGAAAGGACTAATATGAAAGCTGGACTTTATGCCAATATCCATAAAAAACAGGAGCGGATAAAAAAAGAGAAAGCCGAGGGAAAACCTGTGGAAAAGATGAGGAAAGTCGGTTCAAAAGGTGCGCCTACTGCTCAAGCATTCAAAAACTCTGCTAAGACTGCTAAAAAATGAAGAAGCACGACAAACCTATAGCCCACAAAACTACTGGTAAGGGCAAGACATACAACCCTACTGACAAGGGTGCTGGTATGACTGCCAAAGGCCGTGCAGAGTACAACAAAAAGAACGGCAGCCATCTAAAAGCACCTGCTCCTAGTCCAAAAACAGAAAAGGATAAAGGAAGAAAGGCATCTTTTTGCGCCAGAATGGAAGGAGTTGTTCGAAATGCAAAGGGACCAGCAGAACGAGCTAAAGCTTCTCTAAAAAACTGGAAATGTTAAGTGCATGAATTTTTGACGGGGGGGTAAAAATTAAGGGTGGGGTGTCTGTGATTTTTACCAGTTGCTATAAAAATAAGCAAAGTGAACACTGACTAACCATCAAGTGTGTAAGTACTCACTCACTTAACCCCTCCGAATAACCGAAAAGTACTACAAAACCCGTAGAATCGGTTTAAATCGATTTAAATTAATGCAAGTATATAGACATCAAAAACCCAAAAAAATGGCTCAAATAGCCTAAAAATGCCTTTAAACACGGGTTTACTATTGCATCAAATAAGCATAAAAATATAGACCAAAAAAAACCCGCATTAAGCGGGTATAAAGGGGGAAAATTTAATTATTCAAAATTATCTAGTAAAACCCAAAATTCATCGATTGTGCAAACGTGTACGCGGTTAGTTCCTCTCATTGGGTGACAATACACTAAACCCTTGTAAACGTTTTCTACAATCATTAATCCGTTTTCACGGGTAACAATAACCCCAATATTACCGCGTTTAATCATAATGGACCTCTCATAGAATTTTCAGTGTCAATATATGCTTGGGCTTCAATATAGGGAATATGTAGCTCAAAATCAGTAAATTTTTCTTTTAAATCGTTAGTTGAAAATGTCGCAAAATAATCGCATAGTAAAAATTCTAGATTTTGCTTGTAATTAATTTCGGCCTGGACAATTTCGGCAATTAGTTCGCCGCGTGATAATGAATCGATATTAAACATATTAAACCCTTTCAATTGAAATAACCCGTTTTTTATGACCTAATGCATGATCCGCGATAACGATATCCTTAGCATTTTTACTAGTACCCGCGCAAAGCATACAATTCTCACACGTTGTTTTTTTCCCGCTTTCGGCGCTGGCGGGACATGCAGCTTCCCCCGCTTGCTTGTCAACACCTACAGAAACTCTAAATACCCTCATGCCATACAGGTTAGCTCTGGAGGCTTCGTCTATAGTATCGGCGCTTGCCATTACAAGCTTAGACCATGCAGCATGATCAAATGAAGGGTTTAACCATTGGTGGGAATAACCTACATGATCCGCCGTGAATTGGGTTAGTTGTTGCCATATTGTCACGGGCGCTGCAGCCCCGTCTCCATATGTGCCAATTCGGAGTTTTAAACCCGTTAAATAATGCGCTACCTCATTAGGGGAAGCTTTAACATAACGGCCGCGTTTATAAGCGTTATAAACCATTAAAACCGATCTACCCACGTTAACATAGCATGGCGGCGCGCCCGTATAAGCCGCCAATGAAGGCCTATGTATACAA